TATTGAGGGTAGAATGAAAACACTTCCAGATATCCAACGCAATTGGATGTGGGAACTTTTTATTCCATCAATTTCTGATGTTACAAATGGGATCATGGGAGATGTTGAGGATTTAATTATTCGTGCAAGAACTGCGTCAATACCTTCTCGTGGTAATGACCCAATCACGAGTGAATTTATTGGTATGAAACAATATTTTCCAGGTAAACCAAACTTTGGTTCTACTTTGGCAGTAACGGTAGAGGAAACACAAGATCAGATTGTGCATAAAGCTTTAACAGCTTGGCAAAATTTGATTTTTAATATTGCTCCGAACAATCCTAATGGTGGTCAATCATTAAGACCACTTAAGAGAGATGTTGCCAAGGACATTTATTTGATTATGTACAAATATAATGGTGACCCAATGGAAAGAAAGATTCGTTTCTATAATGCTTTTATTCAGAGTGTTGGTGAAGTCAACCTTGCTTATAGTGGAAATGAAGCTGTGCAATACGCAGTAACTTTTCAATTCGATTTTTGGGAATTGCAAGGTTAATCTACAAAGATATTTTCTTCGATGTATAAATAAGTGTGGGGGGATTTCTCCACACTTTGTTTTATATTCCTTAACAAAGGAACTAGAATGCCAATTGGAATTAATGGTCTAGAATTATCAAGATATTTTAGACAACCAGAATCAGCTTTCGGAAAGTCAATCCAAAGGAATTGGCAATTTTACGGATTATTTATTTACAATCCGCTCCAAGGTGTTGCAGTTGGAAGACAAATAGAAATGCCGCCGGTAATTCAACCATTTCATATTTTAGATGTAACAATTCCAACTTACAAATTTGAAAGAGTTAATATGATGTATGGACAAGTACCAAGAAGTTTTCCGGTAATTAAATTTGAAGGATTTGAATTTACGGTAAATTTAGAAGAAGACGAAAAGGGAACAGTTGAATATTTTATAAATTGGAATCAGAGAAATATTATAGATGATAAAGGATATTACAATGCTCCTGATTTAGTAAAAATTCCTGCTTTTGTTTTGGAAGTACAAGATAAAATGGGTATTCCTGTAGTTTACTACACATTTCATGATATTTATTTCTTACAAGCATCGGAACCAACTTACTCTTATACATCAAATGAGAGTATAAAAAGATCAATAACATTTGGTTGTGATAGAATGTCAACTGTATTTACAAAACAAAATGTAGTTGCTACTGGAATTGGATTAATAGGTGGAATAACAAATGGAATACAAAATGCTTTTAGTGATAGAGGTTAATGATAAACTATTAGGAGGTTTATATGCAAATGAAGGACATTGACGATGAAGAATTGAGAATGATTGAAAGAGGATCACAACGAGTTAATTCAGAAGATGATAAAATGAATCAAGAACAAATGATTGCAATGGTAGATAGAATTAAGAAAGGTGAAAATCCTTATCCACAGCAATCAGTTCAACCAAAATTTTTAGAACCAGACGCACCAAAGATGCAAATACCAACATTTAATCAGCATTTTGCTTCTTCAAATTATTGGAAAATAGATGGTCTTCCATCTAAGGGAAGATTTTATGCTGATGGAACAGAACTTCTTGGAAGACCAATGAAAGTATTGGAAGTCAAAAAGATTTCTTCTATAACAGAAGATAATGGTGATTTCATTCTTAATGATATCGTAAGAAGAACAACAACTGGTATAGATGTAAATGATTTATATGTTGCTGATAAACTTTATATCATTTTTTGGTTGAGAGCTAATACTTTTAGAGAAAGTGGATATATTGTACCTTTCATTTGTCCAAAATGCGGAAAAAAATCTGATTATCATTTTGAAATCGATAAATTAGAAGTTCAACAATTATCAGATGATTTCAATCCATCTAAAGAAATTAAAATCGGATCAAGTGTTATTACTTATGATTATTTGAGAGTTAAAGATGAATTATTTATTGATAGATTTAAAGAATTGAATAGTCAAGCTGTTGGTGAAATTGATGATGAAATTTTAGCAATGGTTCAAATGATAAAGACAATTGATGGAAAAGAAAAAACTTTGTTGGAGAAATATCATTGGATGATAGAACTTAATCCAGGAGATTACTCTTATTTCAAAACGTATGTTGAGAAGAAAGGTATGGGAATCAAACCATTCGTAATGGTTGAATGTAAAGAATGTGGAGGCACCGCGTCAATCGCGGTGTCCTTTCGGGAAGACTTTATTATTCCCGAATATAAATTTGAATGATATTTTAGAAATTGAATTTCAGTTGGGATATGCAATGGGTATATCCCCTTATTTCAATGATAAAGAATTTTTTGAATTAATTTGGATGTATGAGAGAATGGCCGAACAAAGAGAAAAAGAAAACCAAGCCAATAATAAGAATAGAGATGGAAATTCTTCAATTGGTGATATGATCGGGGGAAGAAGAAGTGGATGACATACAGAATATTAATAAAGGCCAAAATTTTATAAAAAGTATGAATAGTAAAGGTAAAGATATTGAATCATTAAATGATACAATGTCTTCCTTTGCTATTAATAATTCCCGTGAAATGATTAAGTTGAATAAGAATATTCAACAAACATCTGAAAATAGTTTAAAAATTAATCTTAGTAGTTTTAAAATGCTTGATACTTTGTCAAAACAAATACAAACATTAAATCATAATATTGCTTTATCTACAAAACATACTGATAAAAAACAAGACTTTGTTCGCCGTGAAGATCCAACTATTAAATTATATAAGGCAGTTGATGATTTAGAAGAATTGGTTAGAGAGAATAATAATTTACAAAAACAAAAAAATAAAGGTGGTCTTCTTGATTGGATTGGACCGATTATGGGATTGGGTGGATTGTTAGGTTTTTTTCTAACAGGAAAAAAGGAAATGCTTTTTTCAGCTATTAAAGGATTAACAAAATATTCTCCATTTAAATTTTTATTAAGTGGTTTGGATGAAGTTATTAAAAAGATATCTCCTAAACTTTTCGGTGGAATTGGTAAAATATTTAGTGGTATTGGTGATATGGTATTAAAAATTCCAGGTGTTAAAAATGTTGTTAAATTTGCTGATAATTTAATTAAACCTGTGATGGGAATGTTTAATGGAATTGGTAAAGTTTTTGAACCACTTGGAAAATTATTTGGTAAAGGATTAGCTAAAGAAGCAGGTGAACAAGGTGCTAAAGGATTAGGAAAAACATTTCTTAAAAAGATTCCAATTATCGGAAGTTTAATAGGATTATTTTTTGGAATACAAAGATTTCGAAAAGGAGATTGGTTTGGTGGATTGTTAGAAGTTGCTTCAGGATTAACATCACTAATACCAATTCCTGGAGTTGGCACTGCTTTAGGAATTGCTGTTGATGCATTTTTACTTTTTAGAGATTTTGCCGGACCTGAAAAACTTACTCCAAATTTAGGAGGAGTCACTCAAGTCGGAAAGAAGGTTGGGATAGAAGTACTTAAAAGTCTGCCTGGTATTGGAACATTTATTCATTTTAAAGAAGCGATGAATTTATGGGGAACTGACAAACTTGGAGCAATGAAAGAGATTGCTTTAGGATTAACAAGTGTCGTCCCTGGCGCCAATTTGATTCTTGATCCTGTTTTAAGTTTTATTGAAGGATTTATAAAAGATAAAGGTGGGATTGGGAAAGTTGCAAAAAATGTTTTAAGCACTGCCAAATCAGTTATCACAAATCCAATAGGATCAGTTGGTAAATTATTTTCATCAGGTAAATCAGCTGTTGGTGGTGCAATTTCTGGAACTAAAGCATCTATAGGAGGTGCGATACAATCAGTAAAAGATTTACCAGGAAAGATTGCCGAAAGTGCATTATCTAGTTCTATGAATTTATATTCTGGATCACAAGAATTTTTAGCAAGTGCTAAAGGGGGAATTGATTCAAAAAATATAAACACGTCCGGAATGGTTCCTCGGGTTTGGCAGAATTTCGAGAATATGGCTTCTGAATATAGTTCGATGACTGGTAAAGATATAAAAGTTAATTCTGCTTATAGATCAATAACGAAACAACAAGAACTTTTCGATGCTGCTGTGAAAAAATATGGACCAGAAAAAGCACGTAAATATGTTGCCCCTCCGGGAAAATCAATGCATAATTATGGATATGCAATTGATATTAATAGTTCTGATGGAAACTTTTTAGAATCTAAAAATCTTCTTAAAAAATATGGTTTTGATAGACCAATGTCACATGAACCTTGGCATATTGAGCCGATTGGTTTAAAACAAAAATATGCTGAAGTTAGAGAAGGAACGTATGGGGATTCTCCAGAAGGAGTAGGAGATGCGTATTCGATTAGAACTGACGCGATTGCAAATTTACCTTCATCAATCATTGGAAGTAAACAAGATAAAGTAAGAAGAGAAAAATTAGAATTGTCAGATTCAACAATTCAGGCTTTAGCTCAAGCAATGGGAACTTCTTTCAGAGGTGCTATTCCAAAAGGTAAAGCAAATCAAGTAAGTATTGACACAAATATGAGAGGGTAATATGGCTGGATTTAGTATAGCTGGAGCATTTAATAAATCTCTTTTTAGTAAAGATTCTTATAAAGCAGCAATAGGAAGTAATAATAGTTTTGATAGTGATGAGAATGGTTATGCAGTTGTTAAGATTTCTCCAAAGTTTGCAAGATTAGGTCAAACGGAAAAAGACCCAGATATTATTGGGGTATTTAATACGAGTGAAGGAGATTATTCTTTTACAATAGATTCTTCATGGGCAGACATGGGCGGAATAGCTAGTTCAGTTTTAAATGGTGCTGGTGGTTCTATAGCTGAAAAGTATGAAAAGACGGGAAGTATTGCGAGTTTGGGTGGGGCCACATTGCAAGGAAATGCTTATGCTTCAAAAAAAATATATCAGAAAAGTAACTATATGGAAATTAAAATTCCAATGATGGTTGTTGATTGGAATGGAACAGGTCAACCATTAATGTCAGCTATGTTATTAGCATTATATTGTTTACCGAGTAATAATTTGGGTGAAGATATTTCACGGAAAATTTCGAGTTATATCGATGATCAAATCGAACAAATGCAAAATAGTGAAAATAAGATAGTACAAGCGGTAGCCTATACATCCAAAGCTGTAAAAAATTATACAGAAGGTGCAATAATTTCTGCTAAACAACGATTAAATGAACTATCTGATGCTGTTGGTGGTGATTATGCTAAGGATAATATTTTAGGAGATTTGGATGATGTTATTACATTAAGGTCTTCACCAACTCCTATAATGATCAAGATTGGAAATTTTTTTTCACACAATGATATGGTCATTGAAAGATTAGAATATACTTTTTCAAAAGAAATGACAAAAGCTGGCCCACTTTATGCAAAATTTAATTTATCTCTTTCAACAAGAAAAATTCTAACAAATTTAGAAGATATCGGTTTAGCAATTCCAAAAAATAATAGATATTTACAAGTTGGCGGAAATTTAGTATAAGAGGTTTAAATGGCACAAAATAAATATCAAAGAACAAATTTTACAGAAGAATTCATATTTGATGGTATTATTGAGCAAGATTTAGCTGATAATAATTGGGATTTGTTTGAGATAAAAAGACCTACAACTTTTTTTACAGTTGGAAGAAGTTATATAGGAAGACCTGATTTACTTTCATTAAAACTTTATGGTAAGATTGATTATTGGTGGTTAATTGCAAAGGTAAATAATATTGATGATTTTTGGAATGATATCAATGTCGGTGATGTTATTTCAGTACCAGATGTTAGAGATTTTGAAGATTTTTATTCTTCTGTTAGACAAAGGAGAAAAGGTTAATGGCAGAGTTCGGACAGCCACCTGGCATACAATATTACTTAGTATTGAAAATAAAAGGTAATAGTTATAATCCAGTAAACATTCAATATTTAATAATCAGAGAATGGATTTTTAATATTATTCCAACTATCGAAATTCAGTTTGATGATGTTGGTGGGTATTTAACTGAAATATTTCCTTTAGAAGACGCAGAAGACATTGAGATTCTGTTAGGTAGACATCAAAATGATGCAAATCCAATAGAATTGACTTTCTCTTTAGATGATTATAATGTATCAGTTAAAGGAGATAATAGATTAAGTATCGTTACGATGACAGGTCATCTTAAAGTTGATAATATGTTTACTATAAAAACAAGAGCATTTCCTACAAAGAACTCTAGAGATGTGTGTGAACAAATTGCATCAGAAGCGGGTTTGACATTTTCAAATCCTCATAATGTAACACCATTTGATAGCATGACATGGTATCAGAATAGTCTTAGTAATTTTCATTTTATTAAACATGTGCTTAAAAGAACTTTTGTTCAAGACGATGTTGTATTCTTTTTCGCAAATACTTCAAAAGAATTTGTATAT